TTGGAAAGGCAACTGATCCATGGCCCGCGGACTCTTCATCACCGGCTTCACGATTTCCGAAGTGCTCGCGATCCAGCAGCGGGCGAAGGAATTTCTGATCGAGGGCAAGACCCTCATGACCTGGAACGAGGCGGGGAGTTCGGCATCGAAGCAGTTCACCATGCCGGTCGATGAGGTGCTTGAGGAATGCGGCCATGCCCTTCGCGTGCTTGATCCTGACACCTACGGCCGCCCGCGGAATGTCGCCGCTTCACACATTTCCGGATACCTGCCGAAATGAACCGTCTCAAGCACATCGCGCATCTGATCTTGCCGCCCATCCTTGTGCCGAAGGCATGGGGATCGCCCTACGAGTCGGCCAACTGGTCTCCGCGCCGTGGCAGTGTGCCGGGAGCATCACCCACCGATGCCCGCAACGAACTCACGCCCGGTGTCCGCACCGAGCTGGTTCGCAAGTCGCGCTACATGCACAAGAACTCGGGCTTCGTCCGCGAGTTGGTGGCGAACATGGCAATCTACTCGACTGGCGACGGTATTCGCGTTCAAGCGCAATCACCCGACCCGGTATGGAACCGGGCCGCAGAAGCCTATTTCGCGATGTGGTCGCCCCGCTGTGAAGTGACACGCCGGTTTTCGTTTGAGGAATGCCAGGCGCTCGTCTGCCGGGGCATGGACATCGACGGTGAATACTTCATCCACAAGACCCGGGATGCCCAAGGCGAACCACGCATCCAGTTGATCGAATCCCACCGCGTAGGCGACCAGTTCGGTTCTCAGGAAACCATCGACGGAGTCGGCCTCGATGCGTGGGGCGCACCGGTTTTCTACCGAACGCTGGAGGACAACGGCAAACCCCGTGATTTGCCCGCCCCATCCGTGCTGCACATCCATGAACCGGAATGGGCGGGTGGCGTGCGTTCGCATCCGACCATCCAACACTCCATCAATCATGTGCTCGATGAAATGGAACTCCTCGCCCTGGAGAAGCATGCCGTGAAGGACAACGCTGACGTGTCACGGATTCTGAAAACGGCGCGCGGCGAGATCGACGACCATGGCGACTTCGTGGTCGGTGGCGCGAGTGGAGGCGAAACCAGCGATCCGGTCACCCTCCAGCGCATCATCGGCGGCAAACTGGTCGCTCTCAAACCAGACGAATCTCTCGACAGCTTCCAGTCGAACCGCCCATCACCCACCTTCACCGGCTTCCTCGAACACCTTCGTCGTGACTCCGCGCTCGGCATGATCCCATTTGAGTTCGCGGCCGATTCGAGCAAGGTCGGAGGTGCGGGTGTGCGCTTGATCGTGGCCAAGGCGGATCGTCGCTTCTCATTCCGCCAGATGATCCTCGAACGTCGCCTGATTCGTCCCGTGTGGACTTACGTGATCGGCGATGCAATCGCCCGCGGGCTTCTGCTACCGGTCGATGGGTGGTGGAAAATCTGCACCGTGCCGCCAAAGCGTGTGACCGTGGATGCCGGACGCGAGGCCCAACAGAACCGCGCCGATGTCGAAATGGGCCTGAAAACCCTGTCCGATCACTTCAACGAACAGGGTGCCGATTTCGGAGAGGAAATCGAACGGCGGGCCAGCGATGCCAAGCTCATCCTCGAAACCGCCGGGAAATTCGGTGTGCCGGTTGAGATGCTGTGGAAGCCCGTCAGTTCGGTGAGTTCGGAGAAAACTGGAGCTGAATCAGACTTGAAACCAACAAGCAAATAGAAATACTTGGCCTAGCCATGCAGATCAAAATACTTCCCTGGGTAGGAGAAAATTACCAAAATGGCGGCGGCATATTCCGTCAGCGAACGCTCATTCTTGGTGGTTCACAGTATTCGGAAGGTTACGAAAATTTCCACACGGAGGAAGGCCTCGCTGAATGGAGGAGCTTTACAAATGATGTGGTATATTACTACCTAGATTCAGGGATATCTGGACGGTGGAAGGGAACCTACACGAGCTTCATTAACAGTGTCTTCGGACATCACACTGACGCGGAACAGCGCAGCAAATTTTTTGATTCAGTAATTTTTTACAACTACCTCCAAGAAATAGCCGGAGCAACTGCTAGTGAGGCTGGCAATTTCAACTATGGCGCGCCATGTCACTTTGAAGCGTTCCGAGAAGTCCTAGAAAATCATCGGCCAGAGGTCGTAATAGCCTGGGGCAACAAGGTTTGGGATGCTCTCCCGAATGATTGGGGGTATGGATCTGCAGAAATCACTAACGGCATTACGGTAGGCGACAAAACATCACAGAAAATCTTCCATTACCCATTTTGCGGATCGGTGGTACGTCTCGTTGGAGTCCGGCATCCATCCATCAGCTACAGTTCTGATTTCCACCACCAAGTATTCAAGCAGCTCGGACTACTAGTCTAAATTTCGAATCTAGTTTAGCCCATGAATCCAAGAGCTATTAAGTCACTCTCCTTTTACCTTATCGAAAGTGCATTCCAACGCCCCCATTGATTCGTGACACTCCGCCTTCCAAAGCTACCCTTAGTCCGTTTCTATAGACGTTTTCCAATCATCCCTGGCATGCTATGGATAAACGTTTTCAAATGGGGTGTTTCCATCAGTATCGGCCAACAGGGATTTCGGATAACGCTAGGAAGGTCTAACTTGAGAGGGACTATTGGACTTACTGGCACTGGTCTTTTTCTAACCAAAAACATTCGTCACTCACCACCCTCGCCATCACAAAAAATCAAGTCGTCTTCAAAGAGCTCAAAAATAAAAAGGATCAACAAAAAACACGCAAACAATTATGGCGAAAAGGAAATCTGAACAGGCGGGTCAAGCGATTGGACTCATAGTCGGTCTTGTGATGGTTGCGGCCCTGCTTGCCGCTGCGGTGCTTCCATTGTTCCTGCTATTCAGGTATCTGCAACACCGCTATTTGGCTTACAGACTTCGCAAGGATTACGACTTGGCCGAAAATGGATGGTGGATATCCGAAGAGGAAAGGAATATCTTCAAGGAAAGCAGTGCGCAAGAAAAGGCCCGACTTAGCAGGAATAAGCGGGAGCATGCATCTCTACAGAATTTGCTTGATGAACAACACAAAAAGGCCGCTGAGGCCGGTCTCCCTACAACTAATTGGGGAAAATACAGCCGTCATAGCAATCTAGGAAAAGAGATCCAAGGAAAAATTGATGAGCTTGAAAGCTACATGCAGGAGTTAGACTTGAATGAATACGAAGTCTCGTGCAGGCAACCCATTGAGTTCTGGAATGAGCTCAATGATATTCTAAAAAAACAGGATATAGCGTTCGTTGCTCTGCTTGCGTGGGCATGCGGTGCATTCTTTTTCTATTCGGCATACCAGCAAGGAGCGCCATTTGGCATTTGGCTGGATTTGCTCGTTCCTGCATTATGTGCCGGATTCGGCGCTGGGCTTGCTGCTCTTTTTTCAAGAAATCCTGCGGTCAGATACATGCCAAAACCGTTGGAAATCACTCTCGATAATGTGGACAATCCTAGATTTTCATTACCCCAAAGAAGCAGATTCTTTCTCAAATTTGCAGGTATCTGTGTTTGGCTTGGAGTCATGGTTTTTGCCAGCCAAGAAGGTCGTCGATATGGTGCTATCCAGAAAGTATCCCACCAGGCACAGATCAAGAAGCAAAATGATATTGCTGACGAAAGCGAGAGAAGAGCTCAAGAACTATGGGACTTGGGGCACACGTCTCCTGATGGAACTTTAGTTGATTCGGAAGGTCGTGTGACCGACAAATACTCGCGACCGGACAGTAATGTTCCAAATATAATGCTGTATCTAAATACAGCTCATTTTTCACCGATACCCTCTTTAACACTATCAAAATTAAATTCGGGTGAAGTTGAGGAGTTCATTCTTGCGATTTATGCGCGACATGGCGCTGTTTTTGAGAGCGCCTCTGCCCAAGAATGGGCAGAACAGCAACCATGGTATAAAAAAGTCCCCGGCAAAACAATTCTGGAAGCGGAAAGGGATTTTGATACTGCCGCCCAAAACAATGTCAGGGCGCTTGTGAATAGGTGGAATGAAATCCAGGTCGAGGAGGGGCATGCGCCACTTCCTGTCGAAGAAAGTCCATTAGCCGGTCGCGGCGATGGCTCAGAGATTGAAGAGGGTGACGTGAATGCTTCTGTTGCGGTATTGAAAGCGCTTCCGGTGAGCGAAGGTTCAGCAATCAATCAAGGCAACTTGAATGCCGATGAAGTTGGCCAGTGGAGTGCTGCGCGAGTAAGATACGAGATCAATACGATCTATGCGCGCCATGGCGTGGTTTTTCCTAAGCGCGAGATTCAGGCGTATTTTGAGAGTAAGGATTGGTATCAGGCTGTTCCAGGCCGGACATTTGATGAGGTTGAACAACTGTTTTCCCCAGCAGAGAAAATTGATATTGAAGTCCTTGCTGCTCGGCGTGAAGAACTCAGCAAAAAGGAATAGATGCTAGTTTCTGCCTCACTTTTTATCCGTTGACACCGGATTCCGGGCGTGAACCCGGTAATTCAACATCGCGAGTGGCTGATCCAGCCTGAGGCGCTGCAATCCATGGCAGCCTCGTTGCGTGGTCTGGTGGATCGTGGCGGATTCCTTCCGAAGCAGGCAGCCGAAAGCCCGTTGCTCACCATTGAGGACGGCATCGGAGTGGTCGCTATCGAAGGCCCAATTCTGCGCAAGCCCGACCTCTTCGCCCGCATCTTCTTCGGCGCAACCAGTTCCGAGGACATCGGCGAGGCATTGCGCGAGGCAGGCGAGCGCGACGACATCAAAGCGGTATTTCTCAACATCGATTCTCCTGGCGGCACAGTGGCCGGCACTCCGGAACTCGCTGCGGCGGTGAAGGCTTTGAACGGAAGCAAGCCAGTCTATGCGTTCTCGTCCGGCCTCATGTGTTCGGCGGCCTATTGGATCGCCAGCCAGGCCCGCGCCATCTACGCCACGCCATCCGCCCAGGTCGGATCCATCGGCGTGGTGCAGGCGGTGATCGATAACACTGCCGCCCTCGACAAGGCGGGACTCAAGGTGGAGGTCTTTTCTGTCGGCAAATACAAGGCGATGGGTGCCCCCGGCACGCCGCTCACCGACGACCAGCGCGAGTTGATCCAATCGAATCTCGCCGAGATCGCTGCCGAGTTTCATGACGCGGTGCTTTCCCGCGGTCGTGCGATTCCTGCCGAAGCGATGGAGGGTCAGACCTTCAGCGGCAAGCAAGCCCAACGCCACAACCTCGCGGGCATGGTTCCCGACCGCGCCGACGCTATGCGCCGCCTGCGCGCCTATCACGCCGCGTCGGTTGACACGGGAGCACGGTCGATGAAAAGCATCGAAGACGAACTCGCCGAAGCCCGCACCCAGGTCGTGAACCTCCAGCGGGATCACCAAGCCCAAACCGAACTTCTCAATGAGGCATCGACCAACGTCGATTCGCTGCGTGGCGAAGTGGAACTGCTCGCCGCCGAAATCGACACGCTCAAGGCCGAGCGCGACGACGCGAAAACCCAAGCCGCGAATCTCATTACCGAGCGTGATGCCGCAAAGGCACAGGTCACCTCGATGCAAATCCGCATCACCGAGCTGGAAGCCTCGCAGTCCGACTTTGATCGCAAGCTTCAACTCGATGTCGCCCGCGTCGTCGCCTCTACCGGCACCTCGATGCCCGCCCAAGTGACCCCTGCCGGAGATGCCTCCCAGGCTGCGGATCTTCACGCGCGTTTCGCCGCCATCACCGATCCCGCCGAGCAGACCGTCTTCTGGCGTAAGCTCACTCCCGAACAACAAGCCCTCATCCTCAAACACCAAGCCTGATAGAAAGCCATGTCCAACACCCTCACCAACGTCAAAGACATCAAGGTCGCCCAACGGGCGCTCATGCCCTTCATGTCGAACCTCCTGCCGGTCACGGCATTCTCCACCGACTTCAGTCCGCTGCCCGCTGACAAGCTCGACACCGTCCGCGTTCCGCTCGTCGGAGCGCCCAGTGAATCGAGCGACTTCGCGGGCGACTATTCGGCCAATGCCGATTCCACGGTCACCGTGGTCCCAGTCACGCTGAACCGCCACAAATACAAGACCGTCCACGTCACCGCCAAGGAATCCGCCGAGACCGCGCTCACCGTGTTGGAAACTTTGGTGGAAGCCGCCGCCCAGCAACTTGCCCAGGACGTGCTGGTGGACATCTTCAGTTGTATCACGCTCGCCAACTTCGGTGCTCCGGGCATCTCGGCCCTCGCCGCCACCGCCTTCGATTACAAGAAGGTGCTCAGCCTGCGCGAAGCCTGCGGCAATGCCAAGATGCCGCCCAACCCGCGCTCGCTCGTCCTCGATTCGGGCTACTACACCAACATGCTCGCCGACGACGTGGTGGCCAAGAGCTTCAACCTGAACCTCAACGCGCCCGCTGTCACGGAAGGCATGGTCAAACGGATCGCCGGATTCAACCTCCACGAGACGACCCTCATCCCATCGGATCATGCGGAAAAGCTCGTCGGCTTCGCCGCTCACTCCAGTGCCGTTGCGGTGGCCATGCGCTACCTGCAACCAGTGGCCGACTACCAGCAAGCCGGTGCCGTCACCGATCCCACCACGGGCATGACCTTCGGCTACCTGCGCTTCACCGACACCCGCGCCAACAAGATCTTCGTCACTCTCGAATGCCTCTACGGCTTCGCCCCGGCGAAAACCGACGCTCTCAAGCGCATCGTCAAACCGTAAGCTTCTTTGGAGTTCGATTGGCATCCATCACCCTCTCTCGGGGAACCGGTAGGGGGGGGTGTTTGGAATCTGCGGCATTCATCAAGCCAGGCTTGATCTATATTACAAATCTCAAACATTGCTGTTGCGTCTGTTTTGAATCTGCGCCATTGTTCAAGCCTGACTTGAT